AGGCCCGAGCACGTAGGGCAACCTGTGCCTGAGCCTTCGTAATGAGGTCAACCTTGTCCTCGTAGCCCATGTCAGCATCGACGCCCTCGCCTTTCAGCGCGATTCGGATCAGCCGATCGCTTTCGTCCAGGAGCTTGTTGCCATCATCATCTCCCTCTTCCCTGCCGAACAGCTGCGGGTGACTCTTTTCGTAATCCGAGAACTGCGATTCAAACAGCTCACGCGAACGAGACTGACGTCCTTCCACCTGCTTCGATCGCTCAACCTCACGCTGTGCTCCCTTTTCCTTCCATTCAGCGATGGACTTGTCGCGAGCCTGAGTGAGTTCGAGTAACCGACGGCGGTGATGCATCATCTCAGGCGCAGCTGGCCCGAACGTCTCCTGAGCGATGATTGCGGCCTTTGCGACCGGCACGTTTAGGACCGCCATAATGTCATGGTGATTAGCCTCACGCTCAGTGCCATCGGCATCAGTAACGCGGAGGCCATCGATATCGCCTAGGGCGGTCTGCCACGCTTCGCGCAGAGGGGTCTCGTACTTCTGCTTGTACTCACCGGAACGCGTGTAGTTTAGATACCGTACCTCGGTGTCCAGCTCCTCGGCGTTTTTCCGGATGGAATCCATCTCGGCCTTCAGCGACTTGGTAGCCTCTTCGACTTCCTTCCGAGTGCCTTCGGACCTAGCACGCTCAAGCTCAGAGACCTTGGCCGCGAAATCATCGCGCTCCTTCTTAGTCAAGTCGTACTGCTCACGGAACTGCTTGATGGACGTGGGCTCAGGCTTGGCGGGCTCAGCCTTAGCGGTCGGTGCCGGTTCATCCTTCTTGGGGGTGAACTTATCGAGGTTGAAGAAATCCTCGTTCTTGGGCTTAGCAAGGTCAGCGGGGGCAGCCGCCTGAACCTCTGGAGCGGATACCGCAGGCGCAGGTGCTACCTCTTGAGGAGCCTGCTGGGACGGTGATCCCATTGGGTTGTCCAGCCCGCTGCCTTCGATGGCGTCGATTCCTGCAAAGGCGTCAGCGTAATCCGCCCCGCGATCAGTTGGGGCATCAGGTGATAATAGGATTCTCATTCGAGGTTTTGAGTGGTGGTCGGTTTTTCTTTCCGCATCTCTGCAAGCCCGTTGAGTTCATCAATCAATGCCTTTGCGCCCTGTCTGCGACAGTTTGCATTCCATCCATGTTGAGGATTCTCTGAGGCTGGCAGGTTCCAGCAGAAATTATTGAACGCAACGAGTAGGGCAGCTTGTAAGTCCTGATTATCCAGGAGGCGCTTAAGCTCGTTGAGGCGCTGTTGGTTTTTTTGAAACTCTTGCTTGGGGGATTGTATCATTGGTTGAGAATATTGGCCTGAGTCTTGAGATCCATGGCAGCAATGTCTGCGCGAGTCAGAGCGCCTTTACGCTGAGCCTCAGCGATCGTGCTAGCATTCTTGCGCTGCTGATCTTGATCGAACGCGACCTGCTTTTGAATCCGCTTCTGTTCGGAGTTTGCCGCAGCGATCTGCGACTTGGACTGAGCGGTGATAAGCATCGCCTGGATCTTCGCAGCCGTCTCGGGGTCCATTCCGTTGCCAGCTGCGCCGGCTTCGGCCTGAGCTTGAGCCTGCTCTTGAAGGCGCTGCACGTAGCCCTTGATGTAGTTTGAAGCCTGACTGATGCCGTCGTTGTAGAGCTTGATGTTCTGCTCCTGGCCCGGGTCCTGAGAGATCAACTGGATCTGCTCCTGGATATGCTGTATCACGTTGGCCAATCCCAGCACGCGGTCCATCGTGGTCATGCCGCCACCTTCCTTTTCAATACGACCAATGGCGCCACCAAGCATCTGAAGCAGCGTCTGGATGTACTCGGGGCGATTGAGTGCGCTTGCGATAACGACAGGTTGACCGTCGATAAGCGTGCCCCACGCCAGGGTAGCGCGTTCGACAGCCGGGGAGACCGGCTTGTTGTCGATCGGAGCCAAGCGATTCGCCAGAAGGGGATCATCAGTGTTGGCCTCGACGTACATATGCACGACCTCGGCCTGAGAATCCGGAGCTAGCAGCGGCCGGATAGCCATCAGGCGGTCAGCCTGAGCGATCTCTAGCATCTTGTTGCCGGAACCCATGACGCGCTCGGGCATGATGTCCCATGCGTCGAGGTTGTTCCAGACGGAGGGATCGACTCCGTCCGCCTCGCACTTGCGACGGAACTGCTTGCAGTCGGGATGGTCGATCGTACAGAACCGGCGAGCGATCTCGCGGTACTGGAAATTCTGCTGAGTGTAGGCGCGTGTTAGCATGGAGCCCATCAGCGCGTTGGCGTTGTTCACGCGAGCCATAACCTCGGTAGCGGTCAGCTCTTTCGATGATCCGTCATTCACGTCCTGCGTGTAGGCAGCACTCGACTCAGACATGATCTGGCGGTGCATCGCCATAGCGCCGGACAGCATCGGGTAATCGACAACGTGACGCTCAGATTGCGGAACCCAGGAGAGGCCCTCGGGAATCACGCCCATGTTCACCAGGTCGATCTTCTCCATCCGTTCCATGTCACCATCAGCGACATTGCGGAAGAGCCAGAGCATCTGCTCGAAGACTGAGTCGGTGAACTTACAGCGCAGGCGATTTTGAAGGTGGCACACCGCATAAAGCAGGTAGCCAAGGGAACGCACCGAGTGCCAGCGGAACGGAGGAACCACAGCGCCGTCAGCAAACTGGATGTGCATCAGCTCGAAGATATCCCGGCCGTAACAGCGGTCGCCGGCATCGAAGAGCCATTGGCCAGCGGTCTGCATATTACCGATCCCGCTGTTGTACTGGTCAACGATGATGCGGCGGCGCCAAGAAGGATCGTCGCTGGTCGTGTCTAGGAAGTAAAAATCGTAGCACCGCAGCACCGGAGTCGCATCGGAACCCCAGTAACCAGAGTTCTCCTTGAAGTCTTCCTCAATCTTTTCAGGGAAGTATTGGCCGGACCAATCGTTGACCTGGAGGCTCGATGCCTCGCGCTGGATCATCGCGGCCAGCAGCTCGTTCACCAGCTTTAGGTTCCAGCCGGGATCGACGTTCTCACCGCGAGTCATGCGGATTAGGTCCGCAGCTGTGAAGGAGGTGTAGATCGCGAAGTGCGACATATTCTCCATTGTGGTCAGCGTGTTCGTAGGAACCAGAATGTCTTCAGTTCCACGGGCCGAAGGGCACCATTCACGGTCACGCAGCCACGTCACCGGCCCAATGCCGTGAAGAACCGTCGCAGCAAACTGAGATTCCAGAACCGTGGAATACTTAGGAGACCGCTTCATCACGCGGTTCAACTGCTTCGTGATGATGTTGCCCCACTCAGTGCGCTTATCCCGAGGGCCGGTATCGAGGCCCACAGAAAAGTAATTCTGAGGCTTCAGGAACGCGTTCGTAAACTGCTGGCGTGCTGCATGAATGATGCGCGTACCTTCCAGAAAGTTGACGTTTGTCTGGATCTTATTGTCGCGAGCCTCCTCTTCGCTGTATGGAGGATTACCGTTAAATGTAGCGTTAATGCGAGCGCGATTGCGAGAACGAGGCTGTTCAGCCTCTAGCATCGCACTAACAACATTCCAGACTCTACTTGGTTCTTTGAAACTCATATTGATCTCAGATTGCTTTTCGTTCCTGCGAAATCCAGCATTTATCAGGCATTTCACGATCGCCTAGATAACTCAGTGGCACCCAGACCTTGAGTTTAAGATAGCAGCCGCAGACTTCGCAGGTGCCAGCATTAGACTCACCTTGAAGGATCATAGCCATGTCGTGGCGCAGCTGCTCCTGCTCAATGATAACCTCAGCGACAGTCTTCTCGATTGCATCTGGCTTGGTGGGTTTGTTGTGCAGGCAGTGCAGACACGTATCAAGACGATGTTGCGCTACTGAGCGATCAACGGGAATACCGCCATCGCCCAGCCATTCCGCAAGAATCCTTACCCCTTGCGCTGTGTTTTTAACCCTTTCCACCGCACGAGCGACAGCCTGATACCCTTGGTTGAGCATTGGTTTGAGTGGATTGAGTTGTTGTTTGCTGGGGAAAACGAGCTTTTGTGTAGGCTTCCAGATCACTCACCGCTTGTTCAAATGACGATGGAAGGTGGTTGGCAATCCTGTGCTGCTGGATCAATCGCGCCATCGAATGAAAATCGTAATTCATCGGGTTTGGCGCGGTCCACTTGGTTGCGGGTTCGTAGAACTGCCATCCACCGTTTGGAAACGTGTTGTAATTCATGCTGCCTGATTTTTAAAACGGCAGATCATCGGCGTCGAGATCAGGCTTCGGCGCGGCCGGCGCGGACTCCTGGCGCGGCGCGGACGCGTCACCTTCGCTGCGTTCCTTAAGAAACTGGAATGTTTCGATCATAATCCGCGTGGTAGACCGCTTGTCTCCGGTCTTCTTGTCGTCCCACTCTTCCCGGGTTAGGCGCCCTTCAATCATCAACGGATTACCTTTCCTGACGTATTGAGCGAGCGTTTCAGCCTGCTTCCCGAACGCCTTGCACTCAGCAAAGTACACGTCCTCCTTCTCCTCACCAGCCTCGGTCTTCCAGCGGCGATTAACCGCCAAGCTCAGGTTACAAACAGCAGTCCCTTTCGGAAGGTACTTGAGTTCTACGTCTCGGGTGAGGTTGCCGATCAGGATGACTTTGTTGAATGATGCCATAAGGTTAGGAATAGGTTAGCGAATGCTCAGTATCCATCGTGCGACGCTTATCTGACAGACGTGTCAGCCACTTTGGTGTCTGTCGCTTGACAATACCAACCCCCTGCCCGCCTGCAATCTCAAATCCCGTTCTGCGAGCCATTTCGAGCGCGACCACAAAAGAGTCCCATAAATCAGGGGATCGGCCCATGCGTTCCTTGGTTTTGTGCTTGGGCTCCACGTCGATCAAACCAGTGCGGGAGATTCCCCATTCGCGCATTGACCCTTCCTCGGCGACTTCCCGGGGAAGTTTCCTCAGCTGCTTGGATTCGATCAGCAGGCGCGACGAATACCAAAGGGCCGTGACCATCTTGCCGTAGGCTTCCCGCTCAGTCTTCGGATCACCTTTCCGAACAGGGCGATCCGTTGGCCGACCACCGAACTCGATCGGCACCACCTCGGGCGACCACAGGCGGGCAAACGCAGACATCAGCGTGCCGCGTCCAGTGGAATCGAATCCCACCTGATTAGGCGGGATGTTGCGCTGCTTGCAGTAGAGAAGCACGTACTCGGCAATCTGCTCCTCCGCCTGCTGCGCTTTGACGGCCGTCACAGGGATTACGATCGGGGCCTCAGCGAATGCTAGCACGATGCGCCCGGTGCTGTCCGGGCCGTACTGAAGGTCGATCATAACACATCGGTCACCACCGATGCCTGAGTACGCCGCGTCGATCCCGATGATTCGCGTGATCTTGTCGGCGCCCTGCCAAATAATTTCATCGAACGCCTGGTTCTGCTCGCATAGCGACATGGTGACCACGCGCCGTGTACCGCCGTCTCGGGGCAGCAAACCGAGGTTCATCATCGAGAACTGCAACGAGTCTCGGCCGTAGTAATCCAAGTCCGCCTGAATCTGCTCTGGCGTGATGATGCCTCGGTACGGATTGGTGCCTTTCGGGAACTTCGCGTTCGGAGTGTCGTACCCGCACAGCTGGACAGCAACCCCTCCTGGCGCCCGCGTTCTCCAGGTGCGTGTCTGCTCAAGGTATTCAATGCCTTCCCAGCCACCCATCGTAGAGTGCGGCTCGCAGACTACCCCAAGCGCGTCGTTGCGGTCCTTGGGATTCCCCATCGCGATCAGCTTAAACTCCGGATTTTTGCGAAGGTTAGCGACTGAATCGAGGAATCCCCGGCTCATTAGAGACGCCTCGTCTGCGATCAGCATCACTCGATCGTTCTTGAGTCCGACGTAGTTCGAGAGACCAACGAACGTACCGCCAACCTTGCACGCTACACCGATGATTCCGTCGCGGAAGTCCTGTGCCTCGGCGTCTTGGTCAGAACTAGTCAGGATGAACCGGCTCTCGATAACGCGCCCAGGAAGCCATTCCCGGCGGGCCTTGGCCTTATTGTGCAACTCCTTGATCGAGCCCCAGATTCGCAACTGGAGACCCTCACGCGTCGTTGAAGACATGATGATCGAGGTGCCGGTAGGGTAGATGTAAAACGTGCAGAGCCCGAATGCTGCGGAGGTGTAGGTCTTGCCAGATGATCCTGGGCCCATGATTCCAACCTCTTGATTTTCCGCGAAAGTCTTGATTAGCAGGTCAGACCAGATGTGCCAATCGAAGTGAGGCCAAAGCGCCGTCATGGCCGCTTTGAAGTGATGATATTTCCCGCATCCGTACTTGACGCCGCCGGACATTATGTAACCACCACGACGAACCATTTCAGCCTCAATGAGAAAGCGGTCTTTTGTACGCCACGGTATAGACAGGTAATCTGGGCTTTCATTCATCTTGCGGGAATGCTGCTGCGGCCTTTCAATAGGTTCAAGCGTCATGGTCGCAGAAAAAAATCGCATAGTAGATGGCCTCCTCACCGCTGAAGGTGGGGTGGATAGCGGTTTTTCGCCCTCACTCATTCAACCCAACCAGCTAGCATGGGCAGTGAACACGACAGTGCGCGGAGGATTCCCGAAAGCGCGGCCGGGGATTTGGACCAAGCTGCTGACGTTTAACGATCCCGCCGTTCTCTACAACGGAGGTTACTACAACGCTGCGGTGCAATCGGCGTTTAAAGAGGGGTTTTTTCAAGGGTGCGGATCTTACACCAACGACAACGGAGACCCCTACATTTACGCTTCAATCGGAGGCAAAGTCTTCCAGATCGACATAGGAAATAATTTCCTAGTCACAGATCAAACTCCGCAAACAAGCACATTTTCCGTAAGCACACGCGGCCGCGTGTCAAATGTTGCGACTTACGTCTGCGGAGCGCCGCATGGATTATTTCCAGGAATGGTGGTGCGACTTCCGGAACCTGTCGGAGCAAGTTTTTCCGCAGGATTTTTCGGAGACTTTATTGTCCAGACGATTCCCAGCCCAACAACTTTCACGACCTACAGCCCAGGAGTTGATGCCGGACCTCTTCTGGGGCCGAATTTCACCGGATATTTGCTAGCGGCAAATAATCCGAATGCGGATCACGTTTACTTTCAGCAGGCAGAGAACTGGTTAATCATTCAAGACGAGCAGAATGCGCCATATCTCTACGACGGAACTTCGTTTAGACGAGCTGCAAGCAATGAGGTTCCCGTTGGAGGCCCGATGGCTTATGGAAAAGGCCGGCTCTGGGTTGCCAATGGATCGGAATACTACGGCGGAGACCTAGTCTACGGCGATCCTGCTTTTGGTCGAGACAGCGTGATTCGATTTACGGAAAACACGTTTATCAATGAAGGCGGCGCCTTTGCGGTCTCAAACGGTCCAATTACAGGGCTGGCATTCGCGGCCAACCTGGACACGTCCCTTGGCGACGGCGACCTGCTGGTTTTCACCCCGACCGCCACTTACGCGTTCAACGCGCCTGTGGACCGGGATGTTTGGAAGGATCTCAGTTATCCTATCCAGCGATTTGCACTCCTGAATTTCGGATCGTTCAACCACGAATCCATCGTGCCGGTGAACGGCGATCTATTCTTCCGCGCTCAGGACGGTATTCGCTCGTTGATCTACGCCAGGCGCGACTTTACTGAGCTTGGAAATACACCGATCAGCCGGCAGGTTACTCGTGCGATAGCTTACGACACGGATTTTTACCTGACGGCTGCTAGCTCCGTAAACTTCGACAATCGGATGCTGATGACCATTCAGCCTCAGAAGGTCAACAACCGAGGCATCGTACACCGAGGAGTCGTGGTGCTGGACTTCGATCTTGTCTCTGGCATAGGCAGAAAACTCCCGCCGGCATGGGAGGGGGTCTGGACTGGAGTCGATGTGTTCCAGATGCTGACAATCCGAATCCAGAAGCAAGAACGCTGCTTCATGTTTGGACTGAATCAAGGGGACATCGGTCTGTTTGAGGTCACGAAGAACGGCCAGTTTGACTTCGATGGGTTCGATGATGTACCGATCGACTGGACCATTGAGACCCGCTCACTGACGTTTGGTGAACCCACAAACAAGAAGCGCCTTGTTAGCGCCGAGCAGTGGTATGACCAGGTGATGGGCAACATCGAGGCCAAGGTCTACTTCAAGGCTAACGAGGGCGAGTGCTGGCAACCATGGGCCGAGATCAAAGATTGCGCCAAGTACCGCAACTGCGAGCCAGGCGAGATTTCCTGCCCTCCTGCGGTGATTAACTGCCAAGAGGTCAAATACTACCAGCCTCCAGCCAGATCGCGAATTGCCCTCCCACAGCCTCCGGACAAGTGTGACGTGCAGACCGGCGGATTTACCCGCGATGGCTATGAGTTCCAGTTGCGCTACGTGAACACTGGCCGCTTCCGACTCAAGCGCGTGGCGATGGTTGCCCAGCGACTCCAAGAGGATATTTACGGCGACCTCAGCCGCGTCGCCTGCCCGTTACTCTCCGAATAGTATGCCTTCTTCAAACCCAGTCGATTACGGCGCCGATCCCTGTGGACTGAGAAACAGCGCGTGGGCGATCAATGAATGCCTATTCGCTGCGCTGCGCTGCGACTTTCCAGTAGGGACATTCCTGCTTGGGTCGAGTCCTGGTGCGAAGATTATCGACCGTGTCCGCACCGCAGGCGTTGCGACGTTCAACACGTCCACACCGCACGGGCTAGTGGTCGGCGAGAAGATCACCTTGTACGGGTTTACGGACGGTAGCTTCAACGGGACCGGGCCGTTACAGTTTGGATTTGCGGTTCTCAGTATACCTACTCCGACGCAATTTACAGCAGCGGTTCCTGGAGCTGATGCACCTCTGGTAACCGAAGATGGTTGGATCAACCTGATCGGCGGCGGTTACACCTCGTCACTTGTGATGGGATACCCACCGTTGACGGGCGTCATCAATAACATCGCATTCACCGGCCAGGGCATCGGTAAGACCACCCTGAAGTTTGCCGACCACACCTCCACGAAAAGAGGGGACACTTACGGCTTCAACATTCAAATGCTGAAGACCTTAGGGAATTACCCAGGGTTTGGAGTTGTAGGGGCACCTGGAGCTTATGCAGGTGCGCCGCTAGACAGCATCAACTGTAAAAACACTCTAATCGAAGGAATCACGTTTGACGGCAACTACGCCAACAATTCGGTCGCAGACACTAAGATAATTTCCATTCAACGAACAAGCGGTGTAAACACTTACAATACGGCGTATCCACACTTCATTACACCGACTACAACACCGGCCTACACTCCTCCGGTTGTTCCTGCTCCGTACACCAATGTTAGCGCAGTCAACCAGTACATAAGTAATGTAATTACAGTTGGACCAGGAAACGATTCTTCGTTTGTTGGATTTGGTCAGGTTGAAAACATTACCTCGATGTCTTTTCAACGCGATCTCAGGGCTGTAATTATTGGTGCACTTAGGGTAAATTACATTACTTTCAGCTACATAACACTAACAAAACACCCGTCTTGGAACTTTGGATTTACCGTTGGTGATTCAATCATTGTCACGGGGATGACGGATGCAACATTCAACGGAACTTTTACGGTTGCAGGGTTTGTTTCAGCCAACGAAGTTTACTTTCTTGATACTGCACCAAATCCAACCATTACGCTTCCCGCTCAAAACGGACGCGTCTACTCTCCGACACAATACCCAGATGTCTTGTTGACGGCTCAATCAACAGCTGGCGTAAACTCGTCATTCACCGTCGCGGGAATCAACCACGTCGGCGAGAACGCGCTCATTCAGAACAACCAGTTCTACGATTTTGGAGTTGGAATTGCGGATGCCGAGACGTTTATCGTGAAGTCGTTTCTTCCGATGAATGTTCCTGACAACACTCAGGGAGCAAGAGTGCTGAACAACGATTTCAGCTACCAAGGACGCAACTCGATTCAAAGCACCCTGTACCCCGGTAGCGCAGAATCGAACACTCAGTGTGTGGTTGGCGGGTTTTCGAGTCTGATTAACCCGATCAATGTGGTTTCTCGCGTTGGTGGAATTGCGACGTACACCTGCGTGATGAAGCACACGTTGAGGGTAGGGGATGTAGTGATCGTAAATTCTTTTTCAAACCCCACTTTCAACGGAACTCTGACCGTAATCTCGACTCCAGACGCGTTTCGATTTACTGCTAGCACAGGTGGACCAGACGTACTCCCTGGCCTCTACCTCGACGGCCAGGTAATCATGCTCCGAAGCCAGCGCATCTTTGCATCAGGATGTGAGTTCAAATACAACCGGGTTCAGGGTGGCCCTAATCCAGTTGACCAGCAGAGTCCGGTTACTGCTATCACCGTTCGTGAAGCCAACGGTGCGGATATCAGCTACAACAATTTCGACGGGTTCCGTGGCACCTGCTTCTACGTCGATTCCTACCAGCACAAGGGAACGCATATCCATCACAACTCGGCACTGAACATATCAGCGTTTATCGCCTTGGTTGTGCAAGATTGGTTTACGTTGATTTCAGGTGTTCCAACTATCACTAATCCAGAGGCTTACTCAACCTTGATTTCAGGGCACAAGGATATGTTGATCGAGAACAACGATGTTCTCCTGACAGGACCGGGATCGTGGTTCTACCAGACCGCGTACACCCCCTTGGACGCCGTTTTCCTGGTCAACAACCATGATGTCAACAAGTCCACCTGGTACTATCCGACGGACTACCAGATACCGATTAGGCCACTGGCTCCGCCGGCCCCATTTCCGACAGGGGCGTCAAGAGACGCAGCTGGTATATCGACGTTCACCACGGTTTCCCCGCATGAACTTCAGGTGGGAATGGAAATTTCGATGGTTAGCGTGGCAGACGGCACGTTTAACGGCGTGTTTACCGTCCTTTCAACACCTTCGACCACGCAGTTTACGGTTAACAACCCGGTGGGTCCGCTTCCAAATACGCCAGTTACGTCAGGAAGCGGATTCCTCGGCATCAACAGCCCGATCAACTTCCCGTGGGAAATCAAACCCATCGGATTCCAGCGCACCGCCGGAGTCGCCACGTACACGACGAACAAGGCGCACCAGATACTCCTTGGATACCACGTAACCGTTGAGGGGCTCAGCAACGCTTCGTTCAACGACCAGGTGATCGTGACCGGAACACCGACGGCCACGACGTTTACCTGCGCGAGTCCTGGGCCAGACGTAGCGTTCACCTCCTCGATCGGCAACTTCTTCCGGTACGTCGATAACATTCAGATTGGATGCAACGACGTCCGAAGGCTCAGTGGGCAAGGTTTGGTCCGCAATAACGGAGGCCAGTTCGGTAACGCATTTCTCACAGGGCGCCCGAACCGCTGTGTTGCGCCTCTTGAGCAGTTTTTCTATTTCGATTGTCCCGAGGGCTGTTTGGCGCTTGAATGCGACCCAGGCCCGTGTAAGCCAAACGACTACCTTTACCGCATCTAACCATGCCAACCATTGACATTTCCGCTGGCACACTGCCGCCACCAACCTGCTACGCCTCGGAACAGGATCGGCTTGACGCCTACGCCGCCGCGTTGATTGGCAACCTGAACACTGGAGCAGAGTGGGCAAGCTCTCAGACCGTGCCCGGGAACACTGGACTCTACTGGCTTCGTACCGACATCAGTAATCGCCCAGTTGAGGTGTTGAAGTTTTCGTCGGCGGCCGGAGATGCTCAGTTCATTCGACTGTCGAGTGAAGTGGTGTTTGCCGGAACTGCTAGCGGCGCCGCTGGAGCTTACGCAGTCATAAACTCGCCGCCATATCCAAGCCCAGGGTCCGCCTATCGGACCGGCCAGATTTACACCTTCCTTGCGAATCACACCAACACTGCCGGCTGTACGTTGAACGTCGATGCTCAGGGCGCCAAGACGATCACAAAGGACGGCACAGCGGCGCTAATAGCAAATGACATCCTGATTGGGCAGGTGGTTTCAGTGCTGTACGACGGGGTGAATTTCCAGTTGCTTACGCAGAAGCGAGATTTTACACGGCTGAGTTTAAAGCAGTTTTTGACGTATGCTTCAGCACCAATACCAATCGTTCAGAATGGCGATTTAATGCCGTTCAACCATGGTTTTGGCGTGATGCCGTTCATGGTTCGAGCCGTGCTAATTCGTCAAACTGGTGTCCCGGGTTCGTTTAGTACCTTTACCGATTCACTGCCAAGCCCTGCGGTGACTTTTCTTTGGTACGAAGGCCAAGAGGTTGACTGCTTAAATTTCGTTGCGGATCGAACAAGCGACTTGCCGGCCTTCAAATATCTTTGCGATCCAGCTCAAGTTAATGTCCAAGCGGTTGCGTTTAATTCGACTCTTGGCGGCATCATTTTTCCCTACATGACACCGCCGCTTGGAACCTCAAGCAACGCGTCAGATTACAGAATCAAAGTCTACGCTACCGCACTAAACCCGGCTTACGTCCCATGAGAAAAACCCTCGCCCAAGCCAAGAACTCCACGATCCCGCAGGCAGTCGGTCTGGCCACCTGCGACGAGCGTTTCGTCCAGCTGCTCAACGAGGCTCAGGCTCGCTTGGCGGACATGGGCAAGTGGTGGGGTACGTACAAAAAGCTGCGCGTCTGCGTCACCGCTGGCTGCATCACCTGGCCTCGCGAGGTTAAGACGATCGAGGCGATGAACCTCTGCGGCTACAACATTCCCATCCAGAACCAGTGGTACGAGTTCCAGACGGACACCCGGGCACCGCGCACCGGATGTGGCCGTGAAGGATGCGAGCAAGATCAGTTGCTGGATCGCGGCATGGTGACGCAGTTTCGGGATTTCACAGGCGCGTCCAAGATTCGTATCTACCCGCAGCTAGCAGCTGATGCAGGTAAGCGCGTGCTACTTCAGGGTTTGAATGCTGCCACCAACCAGCCGATCCGGACCTTAGATGCGGTAACTGGAGAGTACGTCTGGGGTGAGTACGTGACGCTGCCTAACCCATCGGTGGTCGCATACGTCGAGACATCCGCAATAAACATCTTCAAGATGCCAGGTCTGACTGGCGCCCAGAAGCCGTTGACCCAAGGGAGTCTAACGATCAACGCGGTTAACACGACGACCGGCGTACAGACCCAGATCGCCATCTGGGGCCCGAGCGAGCAGAACCCTGAGTACCGACGCACCTACCTTGTCGGGATGCCCGAGGTGTGCGGTGGGGCTAATTCGTGCAGCACCACCCAGGACAACTGCTGCATTGACAACGGAGACGGCTGCGTGCCAGCAGACGAGACTTGCACCAACACGGTCGTGGAAGCGATCGTTCGTCTGGACTTCATACCGGCGATCGTTGATTCAGACTGGCTGTTTATCGGGAACCTCCAGGCGATCAAGCACATGATGAAAGCGATCCAGAAGGAAGACCGGAATCAGTACACCGAGGCTGAGCGCGAGATCCAGCTAGCACTGCGGTCGCTTCGGAATGAGCTTGAAGCGTACAGCCCCAATGAGCGCAGCGTTATCAACGTGCAGCCGTTCGGGTCCGCGAAGATTCAATTTCGGTTCGGTGGATTCATTTGATGACTCTGATGACTGAGGAGCTTCCAGTAGCCGTTCAACCTGTTACGTGGCTCGACATCCTGACGGATAAGACGATCACGTTCGACGATCGTCTGGACAGGTGGGAAGCGTTCGTGGCGAATCTTCCGCAGCAGGAATGCCCACTGAAGCACACGTTCCCAGAGGGGATGTACGTGCGTGAAATCTTCATGCCGGCTGGGTCAATCGTAACCAGTCGCATCCACAAGTTCGACAACCCGTTTTTCATCACCAAAGGCAGGGTCACAGTCATCAGCGAGAACGAAGGTCTAGTTACCTACGTAGCGCCGTATTCTGGCATCACGAAGCCAGGAACCCGCCGTGTGCTGTTTATCCATGAAGATACCACTTGGACAACGGTCCACTTAAACCCCAGCAATAAGACGGATCACGAAGACATCCTGAACGACATTGCGTCCGTGAGGGAAAATCAATACTTACTATGTCAATATTCGCATCAGCAGTTGGGCCAGTAATCGCAGGTGGAATTGTGTCGGCAGGGATTGGTGCCGGTATGTCGGCATCGTCTGCCAGCGCAGCACGCCGGCAGGCCCGTGACGCCGCTAACCTCCCGGGAATCAACATTGGCCAAGTTATGGGAGAATCCTCCCTAAACGCGCCTCGTGCCCGTGAAATGGAGGCTGAGCGAAATGCGATTAGTCGTGCCCAGCTTCTTGAGTCACTCGGCATTCAAATTCCCGGTTATCAGGAAGGCCAAGCTCAGCGCACGCAGAACGCGCTAGCACTGCTTCGAGGGGAATTGCCACCTGATGTCGCGGCGCAGATTCAACGTAGGGCGGCCAGCCAAGCTCTTGAGAAAGGGTTTGCTGGAAGTGGAGCCGGGAAGAATTTGGTTCTTCGAGACCTTGGTCGGGGTTCTTATGAAGCCGCAAGACTCGGTGAACAACAATTCGCCAACATCATCGGAACAACGCCAATGGCTCCGTTGGCCAACTACGAGTTTACTCCGCAACAGATAGCGGCCCTGCGAGGCGGTGAGCGTGGAGGCCAACAGCAGGCGCTCCTTTCAGCTGCCGGTATGCCGAGCGGAACTGGTGTCGCTGGTCAGGCATTTGGATCGCTTGGATCAGGGTTAACCAACCTTGGATTCGCGCAGCTGGGGGCGCAAACTCGCGCTAATGCTGGCACAGGTGGTGATTGGGATTATTCAACCGGAATGCCGACAGGTTACGGTCGCCAAGGACTAAGCTAAAATTTTATGGCAAACCCCTTCTCAGGACTCGAAAACATTGGGCAATCGTACCTCGCAGGACTCCAGCTGGCGAATCAGCGGCAGTACAGGGAGGAAGCAGCAGCGCAGCGGCGAGAGGATACGCGAGTGCGCGAGCAGTATTACACCCAGATGGGCACCGATCGGGAGGCTGCGTTGCAGGAACGTATTCAGGCGCGACTTGATGCGGCAGCTAGCCAGTTTGGTCAGGATTTAATTTTAAATTCTCAAGGTTTACCCGACTACGCGGGATCCGCTTTGAAGCGCGATCGCCGTCTTCAATCCGATACGCTAGCAGGTGCGGAGGGGGAACTTTATGCTATGTACGGAACTCAGCCTCCGTTATCTCCGGAAGTTATCGGAAGCCCAGCATACCAAGCTGGACGCCTACGAGGTACAGCGCGAGCGATGGCCGACAAAAGAGCCGAGAACGTGGCATTGATTCGGAGGGGGTTTATCCCGTTTGGTAAAAAACAAGATCAAGAACTTCCACAAGATGTACTAAACCAGATCGAGGGATTTTCTCCTGACATTTTCGACGGAGGTGGAGAGCCTTTAACTGAGGCGCCTATGGGTGCTAGTGCGCCGTCTGGCGGTGGGCAAATCGTCACAATCGGTGGCCAGCAGTACAGGGCTCCGGCGGCTGCGTTAAAGAAGACCGAGAAGGCGGGAACCATGAAGTTTACCGACCCTAGTGGCGTTGAATACAGTTTGCCTGTTTCGCCCGAAGCTGCTCGCGATTTGCTAACCAAACGCTTGGCCTCACCAGAAGGTGAGCAAGACCCGTATGCTGACATTGATGAAGCAATGAAAAACCTTCGCAAGCTGGCCAAAGACAATGATTCAGAAGTCAATGTCTACACAGACGACAAGGGGAACGTAAAGGTTCGCAAGGATCAGTTCGGATATTTTGGAGAGAGCAGGGGTCTCACCTTTGGAGAAGCCAAAGCGCAGCTGGAGGTGATACGGAAGGACCGAAAGCAAAATATGAAAGATCTGGAAACACTTCCAGGTCCAGAGGCTGGCATCAAACAAGGAACCAATCGGGTTCCTTCAATCTCGCCCAACCAAGTTATAGACGTTCGATCAATCCCAAATCTCCCCCGCATCGGACGCGGCACCAACGCTCCAGTAGCTACAACCAACGCACCACCTCAAGTAAGGCTTCCGGTTGATTCCCTTGCGCCAGCCAGCTCGATGTCAAGCGAGTCGCTGGGAATTGATCCAGAAGAGCTGCGCCAAGCCATGAGCGAATACAACGGCATTGACCCCACTGTTCTCGGACTTCAACTGCGTCGATCACTCAATGAGGCAGGCGCTGGAACGAACTCCCTTCCATTGGGGTTGTCTCAGGAGCAATTTGACGCAATCCTGCGAATGCCGCGTGGTCGTGCGCCCGTGGAACTTTAACCTACTATGGCAATCGAGATCGACTTTGGACGCGAACTAGGCCGGTTAGCGTTCCCGGATGACATTACGGATGAGCAGGCTCAGTCCTACGTTCGTGATAATTACCAGGCGATCCGACAGGGCCTTATTGGTCGGAGGCAGGAAGAGCTAGCAGCTGAGACCGAACGAGAGGAAAAAGCTAAGTTCCAGTTGGGGCAGTACGACACGGTCGAAACTGCGCTCAACACGCTGTCTGAGCTACCGCGTGGAGCGATCGAGGGGTTTGGTCTAACCGCGAAAGCAGCAGCCCGCGCCGCCACTTTTTTTCCTCCACCAACAGTCAACCCATACACTGGAAGAAAGATTGAGCAGACTGCCGAAGTTCCCCTGGAGCAGGAACCTCTTTACCGCGCTGGCCAAGCCATCCAAGAGTTTGGGAAAGAAACCTATCCCGGCCTACCTGGTGTTCGAGAGTCTTTGCCCGCTCAGGTTATGGGCGGTATTGGAAGTACAGTTGCTACACTGCCAGCTGCGCTAATCGCTGGTCCAGCCGCTCCCCTTGGGGCCGCTATCTCCTACGGACTTCAATCAGGTGAGTCAGCAGCCGAAGAGGCTGATACCACCATAAATCGTCGCATTGCCGAGGCTATGGCTAGCCAGCAGTACGATGTCGCTGCGGACCTTCAAGATCGCCGCGAGCAGATGAAGACTCAAGCATTCATCACAACTGCTCCGATTGGCGCCGCCACTGAGTTTTTTTTAGGCGCAGCGCCTAAGGTAGCGAGACGTTTTGTAACTGGTCGGATCGGAGGCATCGGCGAGCGGATCGCCGAAAGTCTTGTACCCAAGTCTGCCAAGTACCAAAGGAAGTTTCTTGGAGCCACAGGTGCTGAACGTGTCCGGGGCGCTGTCGAGGCGCTGGCCACTGAGGGCGTCCAAGAATCAGCTGAGCAGCTTGGAGGCAACATTGCCGCAGCTGCGGTCTATGATCCGGAACGCGGATGGCTTGATGGTGTTGCACAAGCGGGATTTGTTGGTTCTCTATCTGGAGGCATTGTTGGCGGTCTGGTTGGTTCAAGCCGCAATGCCAAGTTAGCCGGTGCCGCCAATGAAGCACTTGGCGGTGATCCGACAAACCCGTTGCCGCGTGCAAACGCCACCGTGGCTGGGTTAGAAGACACACAGCAAGAGGGTGAGCCCGAGATCACAGCTGAAGATGTCCTGCGGACGTCTCAGGAAGCTGGATTACCGGGTCAGGAGGAAGTGGTTACTGAGCCCGTCCCGAAAGTTACACCTGTGCCTGCACAGCCGCAGGTTGATGTCGTTCGTTTGGATGACCTCCGCAAAAAAGCTAATGCTGGCACGATCAATCCAGATGAGCTTGCGGAGCTGACCGAAATACATCAGGCGATGAACATTCCGGCTCCAGTGGTCGGGAAGACTCCCACCCCCGCGCCCACTCCCGCCCCCGCCACAACTGTCGATCCCGAAACCGGCCTAGCCCCCGACGAGCAGGATGAACTCGATCAGCTAATCACGGCCGAAGATGAAGGAATGCTAAGCGAAGAGGGTGCTATCACTCTTGCAGATTACCGTGCCCGATTGGGTGGGGCTCAGGCGGTGGTGACACCTGCCGCTCCGACTCCTGCTCCCGTCGCTACTCCGGCGGCTCGGACTCCCGCGCCTGTTCCGGTTACGCCCGCGCCGCAGGTCACCACATCCACGAAACTCCCCAAGAATCTTGCCGGTGCCAAGCCCCGTTACAGCATCTCTCAGGATACGTACCTGCCGAGATTTGACAGCGACTTTGATCTCGCTGCGTACATCGTGACGCAGACAAAAAAATCTGATAGCGACGCGGATTACTTGAAGTGGGCAGTCGAGCGGTCTGGAATGACTCCAGAGGAAGTGCGTAAACACGGCCTTCAGGTTCGTGCTGAACTCAATAAGCTAGCAGCTAAGACGAAGGCTGGAACTGCACAGAAACCTGCTGCGTTGGTTGTGCCTTCGGTGACGATTACGATGCCGGAGGTGAAGGCTACGGCGACTCCAGTGTCGGCGCCGGTTGCGGCTAAGCCTGCATCCGCAACCAAACCTGCTGAAGAACTGACTGAGGAGCAATACTACGATCAACGCGTCAAGGAGATCGCCGATGCTAACAGCATTAGTGAATCCGAGGTGCGTGATCAATTCTCTCAAGAAGACGCAAACCTAGAATACTGGCAGCTAATTCAGAAGGCTGCTGAATCAGGTAAGCAATTCAAAGCAGAGTCGCTAGACCGCCTTCCTCAAGTACGAGTCGAATTTCTACGTAGGAACTTTCCGCAGTCCATTCCTCAAGGATACTTTTATCCAGGGGTACTAAAAACCATTGGTCCCACCCCCACCTACACCCCAGCGCGAATCAACAAGCTGCTTCAGACGCTCAAGGCTAAGGCTACAGCTGTCGGCCAGGGCTTGTATGAGATCAAAAAGCTAGCACCAGGACAGAGGTTGGTTCTTCGCACCAGCTCTGGGCGCCTTCAAGAAACCGACCAGTTTCTGTTGCGAGAGAAATCCGAGGTGACAGGCAATGTTTACGACGAAGGGTTTATCCTGCGCGATAAGCAGGAGGCTGCGGTAAGGCCGGCACCGGCTCCCGCGCCAGTTGCGCCCACTCCTGCGCCTGCACCCGCGCCGGCTACGGTCACGACTCCTACCCCTGCACCTGCACCCTCTATTACTCCTGCACCTGCCGCAAAAACAGCCAATGAACTCGCTGGGGATCTGGCGCTTTTAAGAGCGCAAAAACCGAGGCCGCTTAAGAAACTTTTTGGCCCCAACCCAACCGAAAAACAAAAGGCGGCACACAAATCCGCGATGTCTGATTGGGAGAAGCAGTATCGTAAACTGGCTCAGCTGCAAAAACGCACGCTTGACCAAGAAAACGCTAATCGCACCTCCAAAGTTCGCCCCGCATCTCCCGGCGAACAGGTTCAACCTCCAGCTGCGGCCGGTGTTCCGATGCAAGAAGGCATCGACAACATCAAGTTTGTCAGCGAACCCGTTGCTCAAGCTCGCGGCGGTGGCATGGACGCTAAGGATGCCAAGGTTAAACTGGTTCAGCAGCTGGAGCGGGCAGTTGAAGCTGCGCCTGCTGAAAGCGATCAGCAGTACCGAGACCTGATTTCGACAGGTCAAACGGATCTTGAAGAGCGATTCAAGACCGTGAACGACAAGAACATGGGCGCCGGGTTTGAGGCCAAGTACCGAAAAGCTCACGAACTCGGGAAGCAGTTGCTCGCCAAGTACGGGCCAAGTGTTCCAAAGGTTACGATCGAGATCCCTGGAGACGGCACTTACACCATTGCTAACACAAAGCAGGCGCTGAATCAGGTTTTAGCAAAAGCTCAGAAGCTCAACACTTCCACGGCAAAAGGACCCGTGCGTGCTCCAGCCGCTGTTAGAAAGCCTGAGCGCGCAAACGAAATGCTAATGCGGATGGCGAAGCAGGCGACCCAGGTGTACGGAAAGAACGCCGCTGCAAAGCTACGGGAGCAGGCAGCTAATCCCGACCTCGAACTCACTGATGCACAGCGCAACGACTTGAAGGTTGTTGCGGACATGATCACCCCTGTAGTCGCCGAACCCACCGAAGCCGAACTTCAAGCAGCTGAGGAAGCCCGCCTGGCTCAAGCTGAGGAAGAGATCGACGCCGGCCCCATTGGCCAAGCCAAGCAGAAGTTGGAGGATGAAGGCTCGGACATGACCAAGCGCCAGGTTAAAGCTATGGCGCGTAAGCTGGAGGCTAGCGGCGTCATTGATGACTCTGAGTTGGATGATGAAGGCCGTGACACTGGAGTGGATGAGCTTGTCGGTCAGCTGCTAGAACGCGTTGAGGAGGCCCGGGATACAGCGATTCAAGAGCGGGAACAGGAGTTGGCCGCTGAGGCGAAGGCTGAAAAGGCGGCTCCCAAAACAGCCGCCCAATCCGCCATCGACGCCATCGACAAGGTCAGCAAAGGGCTGTCAGAAAATTCGTACTCCGATCCGTTGTTTTTGACCCCGCTGGCAAAGCTAGCACTGCAAATTGCCAAGGGACTAATTCAGGTTGGTGTTGCGGTTGATAAAGCAATTCGCCAAGCCATCGCGCAGGCTAGACAGCAGTTTCCGAATGATCCTACTGACGACATCCAGTTGGCCGATCGACTGATTCGAGATGCGGAGTATACCGCAGCTGTTGCAGCCGGTGACATGGAGACAGCCCAGCGGATGGTTGATGAGGCTGCGGTAAAGGCGGGGTACAAAACCAAAGGATTTCACCGCACACCAAAAGCGTTCACCAAGTTCATTCCTGGAGGACCTAAAGCTGAGGCTCAATTCTGGACCACCAAAGCAGGAGAATTTAGAACCCTGTTTGGTCAGTCAGGAAGAGCCATTTGGTTTGGATCGTCTCCAGAGAATCTTCCTGCATATCACAACGAGCCAAGTGGAAGTGGCGTTGTGCTTGAGGTGTATCTGAAGAACCCATCACCACTGCAAATTGATGATGACACCAGGGATTGGGGTCGAGATTTGTATGCCGATGGGTCAAAGCAATTTCCACTACTGCTGTCCGATGAACACATTCAGAGCATCAGGAAGGACGGCTACACTGGCATAGAATATTGGAATAACGGCAAGACTGCTGACAAGTCTGCGCCAGATGAGATGGTGGTATTTGACGCCAACCAAATCAAATCCGCCGACCCCGTCACTCGCGACGATGAGGGTAACGTCGTTCCGTTAAGCCAGCGTTTCCAAGCTAGCACGGCTGACATTCGAGGAGCATCCGGTTTAAACCGTGGAATCGGAAAGCGGCTGTCCGATTGGGCTAGGAATGATACCGACGAAGCTACTCGCCGGGTGCGATTTACGAATCCATCGACTGGAGAACAAGCGACCTTTGGAGATGTTATCTCCGATCTGCAATCAATCTCGGATGAGGCTGCTCCAGAATACGTTCGATGGCTGCAAAGCATTCCGAACAAATCTACTGCGACTGCTGACATTGTCTCCGATATTACCTTTATTTCCCGATTGGATGCTGAGGCTGAGCGCAATCAACGCCCTGACCGGGTCGAAGCCATCCTTCAAAAGGTAATCGCCGCTACCGATCCCAAGGGCAAGGTATTCGAGGCCATAACCGGGTTGTCGAACTTCGTGATTTATCAAGCCTCGAAGATCGCACTCCGGATCTACCAGGCTACCAAGTCCTGGGTGGCCGCCCGTAATGCTGGCATGGACTACATCAAGTCCCACGTCCAGCTGAGCAACGAAGCGGAGACTGCCGCTAACTTCGAGGAGTACATCAAGGCTTTCCCGAATCAGGAGATTCCCGCTGGCACGCCTGAGCGTCCGCAGCCGCCGAATCCCGCCGAGCGCGTCGAGTCGCGGGGCCTGTTCGTCGGCGACATCGAACGTGATACCGATGAAAACTGGGCATCCGAGGCAAAGAAGTGGGTCGATTTCTTCAATGGCAATTTGGAACACGCCTATCAGGTTGTCCTCACCGCCGACATCGACAACGCGTTCAAGGAATACATTCTTGGAGAAATCATCCAACGCAACCAGTTGGACATCGCCCGAGGTAAGGGCGACGTCGAAACAATGCGAGCGTTAAACCTTGAGAAGCGACTGGCGGATTCAGCGAAATCGCTTGGTGCTGTTACCGCTAAGGCGATGGCAGCACGCAGGCTCGCCCAGGAACGTTTCTGGTGGGCTCAGCCGGCTATGATCCTTCGCAACCTGATTCGCAAACGTCAGGATGAGTTGATTCCGTTTGCCAAGATTGAGTCTGAGCAGGTGCGTAAATGGCTTACTGAATCAGGTCGCGAGGCTGTGAACCAGATTCGCGAGGCCATGAAGAAGGCGGATGCTGTGTTTGCCCGCGAGTTCCGCAAGATCAAACAGGTGCCCGGCGAGCCCGAAGGTCCTCCCATCGAGATCAAGTGGCAGGACATCCTTACTAAGGCTCTGGACACTCAAGGTTCAGTGCGGCAGAAGATGCTTCAGGTTATCCTGGCTGACCCGCGTCTGCGTAACCTAAGCCCTGCTGGCATTGCGGAGATCACTAACCTCCTGACCAAAGCTTGGGAAACGAAGCGGAATCAAATCTTCAGGGCTGAGTTTCAGAAGAAGGTGCCGCTGCCAAACGTCAAACCCGATGTTCGCGAGAAACTCTTCCGTTCTCTGCCTCGCATCCTGAAGTACGCCAACATCGCGAGAGCCACCCCGGGCAGCTTCTCGATTCAGGATGGTCCTGATACATACCTGCTATGGGAACAGGCGTTCCGCGATGCAGTGGCGCCTGAGTTTGGTGTCGCTGAGCTTAACGGAATCACCGCCCGCAAGATCACTGACCTAGCACAGAAGGCGCAGGCTCAAAGCGGAGTCAATCGAAACGAGATCATCCAGCAGATGTTCCGCCTCATGGCCCGAGAGGGCGGCGTTAAATTCTCGGATGCACTGCGTGATTACTGGTACGCGGCGGTGCTGTCAGGCCTCCGCACTCAGGTGGACAACGGGGCAAACGTATTCAACGGATTCCTCAACACAGCCATGTTTGCTACCATGGCTAAGAAGGATGCTGGTTTTATAGCCTACTCTTCACTCAAGGGACTTGCCGAAGGTATCCAAGATTTCTGGCCAATACTCTGGAAGGGTGAGCTTTTTAGGTCTGCAAACTTCAACCCTGACCAACCGGGCAGCGCACTCGAAGGACTTGGCGAGTCGCGCAACCTGTTTGCTAAGGGGATCAGTCAGTTCAAATACGTCAGCCGGCTTATTACCGCGCTCGATCATATAAATGCGTTGATGTCTGATTCGAGTGCAAAGGCATACGCGTTACGTAAACTGTACGACGCCGACGTTGCCCGCCAGTATCTCACTCCGTCGCCAGAGGTGGTTGCTGTGGCCCGTGCTCGTGCGATCGCTGAAGGCACCCGTCCAGAACTAGTCAACAAGCGCACCCGCGAAATTATCCAAGAGAAACTGCCCGTCGATGTTCTTATGACATCGAGGGAGATTCGCGAGATGGCCACGTTTACCGAAATACCCCAGGGGTTACTTGGAAGTCTGTACCGTGGTCTGGATCAAGCGGCTCAAGGCAAGACGCTCTACAAGGTCCTGTCTGGAACGAACTTCCTACGATTTGCAGCAAACTCTGCAAACGAGATTCTGAACTTCGCTTTCCCAGTCGCTCTGTATCGGTATTATCAATCCGCGCCTGGCAAATCGGAAGGTGATTACGGCCTTAAGTTTTCCGAGTCGAGACGTGACTTGATCTTGGCCAAGGCAGCGTTTGGAACTGCACTTGGAATCTTCGCTGGCGCTTTGTTCCTCGGTGACGATGACAAGGAAGAGGATCGCAACATGGACATCACCGGGTCGTTTAAGTCTCTTGATCCCAACAAGCGCAAGCAGCTGCTATCAGAAGGCCGACAGCCCTATTCCATCCGGTTTGGAAACACCTATGTGTCCTATCGTCAGATGGGGTTTGGTGGAGTGCTAGCAACAATCGGTGAACTTCGTGATCGCCAGTTGTTCTCCCCGGATAAGTGGTCCCAGGAAAATATTATCGACAAGATCTTGGATGGAGCCGCAGCTGGAATGTTCATCGTCAAGGACTCAACTGCGATCTCTGGTCTAACCGAGCTTCTAGGCTTTGCTAACGCCTACAAGTACGACACCGACGAGTTCATCGAGAAATCATTCCCGCGCTACGTTTCACGTCTGGCAGGGTCTTTGGTGCCCAACATCCTCAAGGAGGTCGATGCCTGGTCTGACCCGTCGATCTTTAAGACTGAGGCTGGAAACCTCGGCTACGAATACTTCCTTCAGCAAGTGCCGTTCGGCCGTCGCGAGATCGGACCAGGTCCGATCCTCAACGTGCTAGGCGAACCAGTCAAAGTTGAACGGTATCCGTGGAGTCGGTGGGCCAAAGAGCGCGAGGTTGATACTGCATGGAGCACCCTGGGTTCACTTGCCAGCAAAGGCGTCTTCATGCCGACACCAGCCATCACGGTCAAGGTCAACGAAAACGGCACGCGTCGAGAACTCACACGCGAAGAGAAATACTCCTACCAGCAGGCCGTTGGTCAGGGTTACCGCAAGTTTATCGAGCAGAATAGGGAGCGGCTGCTAGCTCTTCCGCCTGCCCAGGCATCCGACTTCATCGACAAGAATGCAGATCGCATTCGTCGAAATGCCCGAACAAATCTGAAAAATTCGTTCTGAAATTGCTGGACACTTGACGCCACTTGCCATACGTTGACTGACGTATGAGCAACCTACAAGTCGCAACGCAGCAAGCACAACCTCTCAGCGCCTTCTCTTCGGAGAACGCGTTCGTCTCAGTCCAACGCATGGCCAAGGCCCTTGCGTCCAGCACCCTCGTTCCCGACGCCTACCGGGGCGAGGCTAACCTCGGGAACTGCATCATCGCTCTGGAACTCAGCCAGCGCATTGGCGCCTCGGTCATGGCTGTCATGCAGTCCATGGTTCCTATCCACGGCAAGCCCACGTGGTCTGCCTCGTTCCTGATCGCCACCGTCAACAGCTGCGGCCGCTTCTCTCCGATGCGTTTCCGCTGGGTTGGTAAGGAAGGCACCGATGAGTGGGGCTGCCGCGCCTTCGCAGTCGAGCGCGACTCGAACCTGGAACTCGTTGGCGCCCTCGTGAACATCAACATGGCCAAGGTCGAGGGTTGGTACGGCAAGTCTGGGTCCAAGTGGAAGACCATGCCAGAGCAGATGCTCCAGTACCGGGCTGGCGCTTTCTGGTGCCGCACCTACGCGCCCGAGATCGCACTTGGTATGCACACCTCGGAAGAGGTCCAGGACACCCCTGCGGCCCAGCAAGTGGTCCAGTCGGTCACCGTGAGTTCATCCATCATGGACGTGACTCCGACGCCTCCTGCGCCTGTTGAGCCCAAGCCGCGCAAGAAGAAGGAGGCCGAGGCTATTGCCATCGTGGAGCCGCCCGCTCCCGCCGCTCCTGAACCCGCACCGGAGATCGTTGAGACCGCACCCGCCCCGCTCGCACCCGTTCCCGCACCGGAGCCTGAGCTTGAAACAGTCG